AGATCACCATTGTATATTGACCTACGGCCCATGAGGCCCATCTCAATGTTGGTATTTGGGCAACCATCATGCGGAGTCAGTCTCAGATTAATGAAGCATTGAGAGTATACACTGACAAGCTCCTCTCTTGTGAACGTGTCATATCCAGCTCTGATGATTGGAATGTCAATCCTTTCCTTGATCTGATCAATGAGCTCCTGACCATAGAATTCTGGGCTGTTGCCAGAATACCAGAATATCTTGTCACCATTAGGCACACATGGCCACATCTCTGGCTGAACAGCATTGAATGGATAAACAATGGCATCCACTCCCTTGCTCTCCAGTGTATCGGCCACTCTCTGAGATACAGCAATGTTCACAGCTGAATTGACTGTATCAACCCAGTCCTCTCTGAGATCCATGGCATCTGATCCAAACCAAATGATTGTGGCTCCTCCGATATGCTTTGAGAATAGGTTGAAATCCTCCTCTCTGTACATACCCATGAATATTGCTGGAAAGAGAAAGTTACTGTACGGCACCAGGTTGTATTTCTTAATCAGTCCTTGATCAAGGCCAGCAAGAGATTCTGAGATGTGTGCCTGATTCATAGTGTGAATATTTCCTCAAAATTATTTTTCAACAGCTCATTGTTCATATGTGTTGACTTGAGAGCTCCTGACCAATGATCAGAGAATTTATGCTTGTTGATCCACTTATCTGTGCTGATTGACAAGAGCCTGATATCTTTCTCCTCATCCTTGATCACAGCAAGATTGTCAATGAGTCTGATGGCCTTGAGATACATTGACCAGTCAAGTCCTGATGACAGCCTTGGATCAAATGGGCACCAGTTCATCTTGGTAAGGATATCAGATCTGAGCACTCTGCCAATGCCTATTGGCTCATATTGCCGTTGTCCTTTGGCATATCCTGGCCAATGGACCAGCCTCACCTCATCAGATACATCAGCAAAGTGACAACCAAGCATGCCAATGAATGGAAAGTCATTGATGGCATCAGCCACAAGCTCAAGGTAATCATCAGATGCCCAGTCAGAGGAGCCCATGAATATGACTCCATCAGGATTGTAACTCTTGCAAGCCATGAATCCAGCATTCCACTTGTTGCCAAGAGGATCATTGCTGATTGATATGAACTCAACATCCAATTCATTGGCAATGTCAAGAGCTTCTCTCTCATGGCCGATAATTATCGGAATGACACCTTGCCTTATCAATCTGGAGATTGTTAGTCTGACAAGAGGAAAACGGCCAAAAACAGGGATTGGAGCACAAAGTTTCATGAGAGGGCTTGTATTAAGTCTTGCTTGGTTGATGTTGACGGCATCTTGATGCCTCTCCTCTTGGCCTCTGCCTTGAGTTGATTGAAGGTCATGGTTGTGATTGACTCTTGTTTGATGCCAATGAAATGAATCTTTGGGCTCTTTGGTGCCATCTCAGTCAGATAGTAGTTGCTGAGTTTTTGCATGCCGTTTCTGATGCATGTTGCACAGCCGATGTTCAGTGTGCCATATCCAGCAAATTTGTACCATTGTGCCAGCTCTCTCTTGAGAGGAGCATCAAGAGCAAAGGATCTTGTCTTGATATATCTGTCCACTTGTGTCTGGAGCTCGTTACTTATTTTCATAAATCAAGATTAAGTCACTGATTAGATAAGAGAGGAAGCCAAGGGCACAGAGCCTCCATTCATACAAGGAAAAGATTGCTACTGTTGTCCAGAATGACATGCAGCTCTGACAATTAAATGGTTTGATGTTGGGCATTGCAAAACTCTGGAGAGCTCTGGCAATCCCCACTGACAAAAGAGGAATTATGTATATCATGTTTAAATTTATTTATTGCTTTGTTGATAGTATCCAGGTTGATTCCTGTGAGGCCTTTGATTTCTCGGTAAGTCATGCCCATGAGTCTCATCTTGGTGATCTCTTTGCAGAACAGCTCCTCATCATTGTCAGGAGATTGCTCAAGGTAAGCATCCAGGATCTGTTGGTATTGACTCTCATTGTACACATCATCCTCTGCTATTTTGTCGAATCCTTCTGGGATGGGCACTGATCCTCTGTACAGCTGGTTGAACTTTGATTCTTTCCAGTTGTATTGGTTGTATGCCCACCTGGCGAATACACGAGGCAAATCCTGTGGCTTGATGTCGAGCTTTGCCAATAGTAGATAGACATGGGGCACAAGGTCATGGTGAAGGTGATTTCCTCCTGTGATCTTGTTTGCGATGATATAAGCCTCTTTTTTCCAGAATTCCACATCACTAAGTTATTGCTTTTTAACATACCAAGAAAACCATCTCTGATAAAAGTCATCATTGACATTCTTGCCAGTGAGGAATCTGTGGATCTTGGATGGATTGACAGCAAGGTCCTCGGCCAAGTGAATGGCCTTGTATCTCCTGGAAAGCCTGGAGAGAGTTTCTCGAATCATCCAGTCCTTGATACTCTCTCCATCTTTTAGGGCAATTAAAAAATGCCTTGTACTTTCCATGCGTCTAATGTGTTAAAAAATTTGACTTCACCTTGTGGGCTGAGCCATTCTCTGCCTTTGAGATTAAATGACACCGTTACCTCCTCACCAACACCAAATGCATCAATCAGATCTGTTCTGTCATTGAGCAACTCAAATGTGATGAATTGCTCATATTTGTCATCCATTGTCTTGACTGTGAATTGTCTTGTTGAGAATTTCTCTGATCTCTTTTGGATTGCTCCCTTGACATGCAAGATGCCCTTTACTTCATAACTCATATTTATTTATTATTTAATTGTTGCATATATTGTGAATAAAACTCTGATGCATCTCTCAATCTGGAGAGCATCAACTCCTCAAGGACACCATCTCTCTCATAATTGACAACAGTGATTCTCTTGGTTGGATCAATGTGAGATACCTTGTGGATGTCTCTGTTGTCCCAGTCACTCAAGAGCTCATCATCTGTGTCAATCATGCAGAATATCACAGATGCTCTTGGCTTGTTGAATAGATGCATATATCCTCTGACTTGCCATTCATAGGAATCAGCATCCTCTGGCAAGGCTGGAAAGGTCTCAAGACTCCAGGATGTCTTAATGTCAATGATGGAATCATCAGTGATGATATCTGGATGTCCTGAGAGATATCCAGCTGTCTCTCTCAATTCGTTCTTGATAAAGTTGCTACCAAACCAAACTGAATTGACCAGAGCAATTGATTCCATTTCATACTCTGTGCCCTTTCTCATTTGCTTGGTCTCAATCTTGCTGGTGTAACCATAGAAATTCTCCTTGGCCAATTGCTTGATGTAGCTCTTGGCTGTCTCTGATAAGCTCTCAGACTTGTTCCTTGGATTGGTCATGAGCTTTGCAAGGGATGAGCATCTGAATATCATAACTGAGCCTCCTGTTCTGGTGTTAGTTTGTACGTTTCTTTCAATGACTCAACAGTGTATGTGCCTTTTTTAATGGCAGCAAGAGCACTTGTGAATCTCTCATCAGTGATTGAAGGGAGCTCTTTCTTGCTGTTGCTTGCATCTTTGCCATCATCATCCACAGCTTGCAAGGCCAAGATTGCCTGTAATGTTGCTCTCCGATAGTAAGTTGTTGCACTGATCATTTTTTGAGGATCTGTAATCAATGGCAATGACAGCCATGATTCAATCATCTGACCAGAGTCAATGTCAATGATCTGAGTCACAAGTACTGTGTCATGGATTGGTTGCAATAACAACAGCCCATTCTCATGCAAGATTGGCTCAACAGTCTCAAGGAGAGCATTGATATCTGCATACGATTTCTTGAAATGTGGATTGGTTGCATTCTTGACAACCTTTCCGATGCTGAGCTTTGCTCTGTGGAGCTTGCTGTACAAACTGATTCCAGTAACTGGATCAGATTTTTTTGCCCTCAACTTCTCTGATGTTGATGGGATGTCAAAATTTAATTGATTTTCCATATATGTTTGTTTATATTTTTACAAATGTAATGAAAAACTTTCATACCAAAGTACAAAGTCATCAAAATTTCTTGCAATGTAGTATGTGCCTCCAGCTCTCTCAACATCTTGTTGATATGCTTTCTGAGCATCTGATTGCCTGTCTGAGCCATATTTCACCTCAATCTTAACTGATCGGCCTTTGATGGTTGCTGAGATATCAGCTGTGCCCTTGGTGCCTGTTCCTGGAGTCCACTTGCCAGGGAGTTGCTTG